TGGGTAAAAAATTTTTTCTGAAATTTTGACAAAAAAGAAAACCCGTAAAGTATTACGGGCCTCTCATTTCCTCCTTGGATTGTGTTCTCGAGCTAGCTAACGGTCCCGATAGGGTAGAGACCGAACTCACGCAACCAGGCCCACGGCACGCCACCCACGAACAGTTTCTCGAGCACATCCATGAGAGGGTCGCTGGTCTTGATAGCTTTGAGCTGTCCGGCAGGAGGCAGAAGAACACCGAACGCGTGCTCGAGAAGCTCGTGGTGGAGCCATAAGCAGCCTTCTGTTTGCCAGACATCGACGTGACCGAACTGGCCTTTCCAGCGGGCGGTCCGAGCCTCAGACAAGAGACCCATGAGGTAGAGATCGTCGTCAATGACAACGTGATTTTCGTGTAACTGGAGCATGTTAACCTCGAGGTTGGGGCAAGCGTTCAATGAGTTGATCCGGCGTCAACCGGGTAGGGTTTATGTGAGCGTAGATTTCGATACCTAGGAGTTGGAACATAGAGTACCAACCGAGCTCGTTTACCCGTCGACGCAAGGCGTACGCGGCGCGCTGGGTAGGAACCTCCACCACGATTTCGACGCCGGTTTTGTCAACGTCAAAGTAACCGTGGAGATCGGAAATGTTGACAGACGTGTTAAGCTTCTCGTTCGCGACGCGGCGAGCTTCGTGCCAGACGGCGTGCAGGTGACACACACCAGGCTGGTCATTTACGAGCGTCGAGATTTCGCCCATGGTGAGAGGAGGCAGCATCATTGGTCTCCTGATTCGTCTTCAATACGCTGATTGTAGAGGTAGGTCATAACGGCTTGAAGGTTCACCTCGAATCGCTCCAACGGGCGGCGAATAGGGACCAAGGCAACCGAATCACAACCGAAGAAATCCAGGATACGGATACGTTCCGACGCGTACATAAGAGCTTCCCGTATATCATTCAGATCCACCTTGTCAGTTCGACGCCAGTTGGTTTTGAAATCATCGGCAAGCGGAGCCGCGAGCCGTTGTTCCCTTTTGTGCAAGCCGGACCCAAGGGTACATTCAAAAATGATGTCGTGTCGAAACACCTCGAACGCCTTCCTGAAAAACGACATGAACAAGATGTCCCCGAAAACGAGCCGATCCGCTTTGGAGGGAATCACAATCAATTGCTCAACCCCCGACCATCTACCCGGGTAGTGCTGAATCAGACGCGTAATCGAATCGGAGGGAGGACTGTCGGGGACGCGGGAATTCCGACTCATGACTTCGTACTTTGTGCTCATGTTGTGACTCCTGCTATGGTTGTAGAGGGTGAGACATTCACCCGTCTGGGAACAAGAGATACCAGAACCAGAAATATGTTTCAAGAAAAAAGGTACATATACAATGAGCGGTAAAGGCTACTTAGAAGCGAGGGAGGCTCTTGGGGATAAAAGAGGGTCGGGAATTCAGATTGCGCGCCGGCGCAAACTCCGCGCGGCTCTTTTCCCGGAAGACTTAGGCATCGACGAACACCTCGTGCTGAGGCAGATTCAAAAGGTCGCGATGGGTACCGGGCAGGAAACCTACTACTGCTCGCCTGAGTTCACCCGTGATTTCTGCGAGTTGATTATCTCAGGAGCTCGAGCGACGACGGCGTGCGAAATCACAGGTCTGCCTAAGCGGGTGTTCTACGATTGGCTCGCAAGAGCCGAAGATGGGGAGGAGCCATACCTTCACTTCGGCAAAGAGCTTTTGCGCGCCCTGGGTATGTTCGAGCTATCCATTGTGCAACGCATGTTGCGAGGCGAGCTACCCGACCGCGCGGCGAAATGGATACTCAAAAACCACAACCCTGATAGGTGGTCGGATAACCCGGCCCAAAATAGACGAGACGTGATTGACGACGTAGAAGGGGCCGAACCCAAAGAAGAATCAGCGCAACAAGGCGGCTCGCCTACTGTGGTCGTAGTCCAGCTACCTTCCAACAATCGAGACAAATCAGACAGTGAATACATCGACGTATCAACTTAGGGAAAAGCTGCGTGAGAAGGCCAACACGCCGTTACCCAAACCGGCCCCCGTATACGAAGATGCGGACACGGTTATCGCGCCCCAAGAAGGCCCTCAAACGGCGTTCCATGAGTCGCGTGCGGACATCGTTGTCTACGGCGGCGCGGCGGGCGGGGGCAAGACCTGGAGCTTACTAGCCGAACCACTGCGTCACGTGAACAACCCTCAATTCGGAGCGGTTATCTTCCGGCGGACCTCGAAACAGGTGAAATCGGAAGGGGGTTTGTGGGACGAAGCCTACTCCATGTACGCCCCGCTGGGCGCGACCTTTAAAGAGTCGACGTCTGAGGTGATTTTCCCCGAAGGTTCTAAGGTCACGTTCGCGCACCTTCAACACGAGAAAAACAAATATGACTGGCAGGGTGCGCAGATAGCTCTCGCGGAGTTCGACGAATTAACCCACTTTACCAAGGGTCAATTCTTCTACATCATGAGCCGTATGCGATCGATGTCGGGTGTGAACCCTTACATGCGGGCGTCGACGAACCCGGACGCGGCCAGTTGGGTGAAAGACTTCCTGTGGCCGTGGGTCCACGGTGAGAAGCGAGAAGAGGAGGTTAGAGAAGCTGAGGAAATGGGTCGCACATGTTTAACAGCGGAATCGGGCGAGATTCGCTACATGGAGCGGATAGGTGATGAAATCCAATGGCATCATCCCGATGATCTCGATCAAGAGGGTCGGGGTAGGATGATGTCTGTGACATTCATCCGTTCTACTCTCTACGACAACAAAAAATTGCTCGAGGTCGACCCTGAGTACGAAAAGAAGCTGCAAAACCTGAGTCTTGTTGAGCGTAAACGACTCCTCGAGGGGGATTGGGAGATTACCGACTCAGGGGATTACTTCGACGCCAGTTGGTTTGACGTCCTAAGCGATAATCAAATCCCGTGGGCGCGTCTCAGGACGTTCGTGCGCTATTGGGATTTCGCATCGACCGACCGTAAGAAAGATAAGGACGGGAGGGCGTGCTTTACCGCTGGGGTGCTCATGGCGGAAGACCCGCTAACGCGCAAGATTTACATCTTGGATATTCGCCGTGAGAAATACTCGCCGTCCAACGTCAAAGACCTCGTTGTGGCAACCTGCCACCTCGATCACGAGATATATGAGCAAGACCCTTTCACCTACGCGGAGAATGAACCCGGCTCGAGTGGGGATTTTGTGATTGAAAACCTCGCCTCTACACTTAGAGGGTTCAAATTTGACGGTGACAAACCCACAGGCGAGAAAACCAAACGAGCCGAACCGTTTGCGACCTATGCAAAGAACGGCCTAGTTGTTATTCGTAAGGCCCCTTGGAATTCAGCTTTCTTGGCGGAAGCCGCAAGCTACCCCAAAGGGTTTAAGGACCAAATCGACGGAGCGACTGGCGCATTTAGCAAGGTCAACCGTCCAAAATTCATCATGGTGTAACATGGGACGTTTGCTCGAGAGATTTGCGAAGGAAGTAGTGGGGAAAGGGTTCGGGGATCTGCCTCGGGATATGTTCCAGGTGGGGACAGTACGAAACTACAGCTACAAGCGAGGGTCAAAAGAGATCCTCGAATCGCTAAAAGACAACGTATGGATGTTCGCCGCGAACAGCCGTATCTCAATGGAAGCCGCATCGACCCCTTGGTCGGCCTACAAGGTCAAAGGAAGCAGAAAAAGCGTCGATGTAGCGCCTACCAAAGATATGGCGTGCGTCCCCGGTCGTAAGAAAGATGCTCTCGAGCACTTTCAAAAGTATGATATGGAAGAAATCGACCACCCTCTTATCAAATTGCTCGAGTCGCCGAACCCGGTGAACAAAACCTCGTGGGAGTTCTTTTACGCCACCGTGACACAGCTTAACGGCCCGGGTGAGTGTTTTTGGATGCTGGACAGGGACGCCAAGGGGCGAGTCACAGAAATATACGTCTTCCCTACAACCTGGGTGACGGAAACCCCTACGCACAAGAAACCAACGTATCAGGTACAATACCACGGCGTTGAAAAAGAGTTCCCGGAAGACGACGTTATCTGGATTCGACGCCCCGACCCACAAGACCCTATCTGGGGCCGAGGCTCCGGTCCTGGGTTCGCGCTAGGTCAAGAGATTGATATTGACGAGGCGTCGGCGTCGCACCTTCGCGGGTTCTTCAAACGTGGAGCTATTCCCGATGCGATGATTGGCATCCCCGGCGCGACCGAGGATGAATTGAAGAAATACAAAAGGCAATTTATGCAAGCGCATAGAGGGCCTGGGAAGCAGCACAACCTCCACTTCTACTCAGGAGATATGACGCTCAAACAGCTCTCCAGCCCTCTTAAGGATATGAACACCACTGAAATCCGGCGCGAGTCGAGAAACTCAGTGATTCAGTTGTTTGGTTTGCCTCCTGAGCAGCTTGGTATCCTCGAGAATGCGAACAGGTCGACGATTGACGCATCGGATTACCTTTTCATGATGCGTGTCATGCGGCCTTTGTTCGTTTGGTTGTGGCACAAGATTCAATTTGAGCTGTTGCCGAAGTTTTCACCTTACCGGAATATCGTCATAGCTTTCCGGGACCCGGTACCTGAGAACAAGGAATTCAATCTGTCGGTTATGAAGGAAGCCCCACAATGCTTCTTGATTAACGAGTGGAGAGAGATCGCTGACCGCCCGCCTATTCAGGGTGGCGACCGGATCTACAACCCGGTAACGTACAACAGTGAAGCGTCAAACAAAAAAGGCGACGACTCAGACGACTCAGACGACTCAGACAACACAGAACAGGCGGAAGAGTCGGCAAACGCCGGGGAAACTATCAAAAACTACTATAGGAGAGTGCTAAATGAGCGATCTCATAAAACGCACTAACCCTGGCGGTGCCGGGGAGGTTTTCAAATCTAAAGATGATGCTCGATCCTACTTGGATACGTTTTCGAAACTTTTTGATTCCGATTTCGATCGGGTGGTTAAAGAAGTGGAGGAAGCAATTGAGGAAGACCGCGTTGTCTTGCCGTACACGATTTCAGACAGTGATACCGACCGTCATAACGACACAATCGACGTGAAAGGGTGGGAGCTGAAAGACTACAACGGTGTAGTTCTTTGGGCGCACAACCACCACATCCCGGCGATCGGCAAATCAATCAAAACCTGGGTTTACGGCGGCAAGCTCAAAGCCCTCAAAGCCTTTACTACCAACGAGGAGAACCCTTTTGGGTTCCAGATTGGTAACATGGTTAAATCGGGTTTTATCACCGATGCGTCGGTAGGTATGGACCCGCTCGAGTGGGATATTGCGGAAGACCGCGATGATGGAAAAAGCTGGTTCCCTCCTATTAACTACAAAAAACAGGCGTTGCTCGAAAGCTCTACTGTAAACGTAGGTGCAAACCCACGTGCAAAAGTTGAGCTTTCTGCTATGTCGTTAGGTGTACTTGAAGAGTCAGGTACAAATGTGGGAGAATTCTTGCGCAACATGGAAAAGCAGTTTGAATATAACTGCAAAAAATATTTCCTCTTTCAGTCGCGGGAAGAAACCGCTAAAAGTACAGATGCTCAAAAACCAAGCGGGTTGAAGACATACAAAATCGACCCCGTAGACCTGCAAAACGATTTCAGGGAGAAGTTTCATGGCGGATAAAAGTAAAGCGGTGGTCGAAAACCCGGAAACCGGGGATCTTTCACAAGTAAAATTGTCGGAAGATGTCACGAAACAAGCGGTCGACCTTTCGGTTCGTGCAATTGCCCCTGTTCTTCGGGAGTTCGGAGAATCAATCGGCAGCGAAATGCGCGACGCGATGGAAGCCTCGTGGGAGCGGGTCGCCAAAGCGATTGAAGAGGGTCGCCCCGTAAACGAAGACGCGCTACAGCGAAAGCACAACATCGCTGCTAGCTCGGACCAATTCGTTCATGGTGACGAATTGGTCGACAAAACAACGGCTCGAAAGGTCTTGAACGGCTTTGTCGCGTCACTCGCTGGTGGGCACCGCAAAGGCGATTTCGAGGCTGCGAAGAATTACGCGGCTCAGGGAATCCAAGACAAGCGCGTTGCCTATCACGTCGAAAAAGCTCTTTCGTCTTCCGATTTTACCCAGGCGGGTATTCTCGTCCCGGATATGATTCGGGATATGATCAAAGAGCTGAAAGACGACGCGGTTGTTTTCTTCCAGATGCTTCAAAGCGAATCGCGAATCACGATTCGAGGCTCTCAGACGCTCCCCAAAGAGCTGACTCGGGCAACGGCCTACTACCAGGACGAAGCCGAAGATCTTATGATATCGGATGCGACCTACGGGCAGGACCGCATCGTTCTTAAAAAGTTGACCGCTCTCATGGTCTCCTCAATGGAGCTGTTGATTGACGGAATCAACATTGAGCCAATGATTCGTCGGCAGCTTCGCCGGGCGTACCGTTTGAAGTACGACAGCACGTTGATTCGGGGAACTGGTTCGGCTTACCAGCCTACGGGTCTTCGATACCAGATTGCTGACGCGCACATTGAGGCGGCAATCAAGGCGGGGACGGAAGCTACAGCTCCCGAAGTCCACCAGTCGTTGGTACGGGCAATCGCCAACCCGAAGATTGACAACCATGATGTCTCCAACGGCACATGGCTCTTTAACTCGACTACATGGTCGGGTCTTTGGAAGCGTCTCACGACCGATTACCACTTCCCTGTATTTGGCGCGGAGCTGGCAGCTGGGCGTCTTCTCGGGTACCGCTACCTCGAGACCAACTCCATCCCTGCA